CCCCCACTGGTCCATCATAACTACCACTAAGATCTCCAGAAGGTCTTGATGAATCAGTAGAAGAAACTATAGGTGCAACTGCTTGCAGTTTTGCGTCCGAACTTAAATCTACTTTAGCATTTGCCTTGTATGGGTCAAACCCCATACTCTTCATAATCTTTACCATAGCACTGCTGTAGGCATCGACAGTGTATCCCAATCTAATGTTTGCAGGATCAGCATTAGGGGAATATACGGGAGCGACAGAAGCAATACCATCAATGGGTCTATCAAATGCTTCATAGTTTCCTGAATGATTAGAAGTTCTATGCCATAGTGCGATGTTATCTTTTACTGCTTCATCCAAACTTGGATACACCGTCCATCCAGTTGCAGAACCTGCTCTTGGAATTGTGCCATGTCCCCTATCACCAGTCTGACCAAATGCGTTAGTTCTTCCTGTAGAGTTAAAGACACTTGAAAGACTTTCACTTAAATATCCAGTCTCATGCATTGCCTGAGCAGCAACAATCTCAGGGAATTTTGCCTGGTGTTTCTTCGCCAACTCATATACAGTTGCGAATGCCTGCTTCTGACTCATACCCAAAGGAGCACCCTGCACCTGACTCAGGTTTGCCGAAGTTTGGGGTGTAGATTGTCCTGAAGAACCAGCATTTGTAGATGGTTGATCCTGATTTTCCCCATCTTTTCCTTCCTTACCAGGTTCAGTATCTTTCTTACTACCAAATATCATATCATAGATCATACCACCAACTGCGTCACCACCCATTCCACCTACGAATGAACCGATAGCAGTTCCAACAAATGGGACAGGAATTAATGTTCCAATTACTCCACCCATCCATGCACCTAAACCAGCACCAATTGCTTTAAACGCTGCCTTGCCAATTGGTTCCTTGAATACAAATACATTAAGTGCGAAGTCAATTAAAGCACCAATGAAAGGAATTTTCTTGACAATGGGACTTATAACTCCCTTCATTGCTTTGAGTCCTTTAAGGGCAGTTTTTGCTCCACCCCTTCCAAGAATTCCAGTGACGCCTCTCCTTGCTATCTTTGTTACCGCACTGCGGCGCAAAGATTTTGGAACAAGATCTAAATTCTTTGTGCCAAATCTTTCAATAAACTTATCTCTACCAAATCTCTTGTAGTATCTCTTCATAGCTGAAGGAGATGCTTTCCTACCAGCCTTATCAAATCCCTTTCTTAATCCACCTTTACCACCTTTACCACCACCTTTACCGCCTCCAGCAGCAATAGCCATAATGCCACCGATGGCAATCAGTGCAGTAAGTGTTGCTTCAATTGCTTTCTCAAACTTTAAGAATGCATTGACCGCACCTTCGCCACCAATATCCTCTATAAATTCAAGAGTCTTATCTCTTAAGGTATACGCTCCCTCTAAGAATCCGCCAAGAGCATCAAGTAATCCTATACCAAAATCGGCAACCCAATCTACAATCCCCTGCAGTTTAGGAATAAAGTCTAACAAAGCTGGCAAGAAAGGAAGAAGTTTCATTGCCAAGAATCCAAGGATAACTTTTCCTATGAAGTTTTTAACTCTCTCAAAGAATCCAATCTTGGGTAATGGACCATCTTTCTTCGCTTCTTTTACAGCAGATGGTTTTGTTTCAAACTTATCTTCTTTTGATTTTCTTTTCTTATTCTGAGTTCTCTTCCTGGTAGTTTCTAACTGCTTTTTCAGCATCGAATTTTCTTTACCAAGAATTTTTTCGATACGAATTACTTTAGATTGTATGGTACGTAGTTGTTTCTTGGTTACATACACACCACCTCTCTTCTTCCCCTCCTCTGGTTTCTGACCAAGAAAGGATTCTGTCTTTATCTTCTTACTAGATGATTGAAGTAATTTTATATCCATGTCTTAGAAGATACCAAATAACTTTTGAGTTCTGTTTGTATCCCTAGACTGAGAGGAAGCACTGAATGCTGGCAATTCATTACCACCACCCTTTCCTCCTTGAGAATTCATTCCTCCCGTCGAAACCATGTCATTAATTACCTGCTTTGGTGGTTGTTGAACAGGTGGTCCTGGTGGAGCAGGCATCCTAGAGCTCTTTGCTGGAGTTATACTATTTGGATTCAATGGTTGTGCCTGCTGTGCCTTTAATTTTTTAAATTCTTCAAACCTGATAGGATCTTTATCGGTAAAAAGGTCACCAGCTACTTTCTCATGTAGAGGATGTTTTGGATCATCAAAAGCCTGTTGATATTCTGCAAACAGAGGGTCATCCTGAACTGATTTTTTTGGACTCTTTATCCCTGTAAGTAACTGTTGACTTTGTTTTAGTTTTGCTTTCTTTGCATTAAGTCTGTCAAAGGCTTTCTGTTCTTCTGCTGTTGGTGTTCCTATATTTCCATCCCTAAGAGTTCCACCCATGAGTGGCACCATGCTCTTTGCTTTGGATTTTACATCTTCAAGAATAGTCTGAGGATCAATCTCCTTTTTCCTAAAACCATCAAATAAACTACCAAGCATACCAGGAATAGATCTAACTTTTGCCTGATTTGTCAAAGCATTAGTGCCACCACCACCTCCGCCCATGCCAGGAAGACCTTCTGGAAGTGGAAGAAGACCTGAACCCATTACCAATCTACCCAGAAGTGGTCCTGTTTTTTTAACTGTTTTTTTAATGTCAGGTGGCAATCCTTTTTTAGCCTCCAATCGTGCTATTGCTGCCTGTGCTTGAGGTGACAGATTTTCTCTACCAACTACCTTTCCTGTTGGAGTAGGTTGTTGTCCAGTTAGAGTGAGCGATAATGGATTGATTTTTTCTCCTGATTCTCCACTATAAATTTTATATAATTTGTCTTTTAACTTCTTAGAGTATGCACCCTCTCCATGCTCAGCATCATAAGCAGCAATTTTTTCAGGGTTAGTTGACTTCATCAACTCAGCATGTCTCTGTTCAGTCTCTTGTGGTATACCTCTCACCAGATCATCAATATTTTTCATGCTGCCCATAAATGAAGCAGAAGCACCCTTAATGGTTTTAACAGGATCAGGAAGACCAAGATTTTCACTGACACGAGTGACAGCGTTTGCTACATCTTTGACAACATTTGCACCCTTTGGAGCCTTTGAGTCCTGTGGAGAACTGCCCGCTTTTCCTTTCTTATTTTCTTCCTCTACGCGGGTGTCATCAGGTGATAGTGTTCCGGGTCCTTCTCCAGGAAGTAATTTCGGTGAGGATTCTCCTTCAGATGAAGCTCCTTCAGATGAAGGTGCTCTTTCAAATCCTCCTTGAGGACTACCATATCCAGAACCTCTGCGAGCACCAATCTGTCCACCACCAGCAGCATAGATTGTACCACTAGACTTCTTAGGTCTATTGTTACCACCACCAGCAGCATTGAGGGACTCCATGAAGTCTGTGCCAAAGGTATCAACAGCACCCTTGCTCATAACAAACTCACCATCGGTAAGTCTTGCAGGGATTACATCGGTTCCACTAGGACCACTGACCTGTCCACCGCCAGCAAGTTCGCCAAAGAATCCATATCTCTTCTCTTCACCAGTCTCTAATCTCTGTGCTTGTTCTTCTCTCTCCTGCCCTGCTCCTGTGAAGAAGTCACTAATAGATCCAAGGATACCTCTATCCTCATTCTGCTTTCTAATATCTGCTGCTGCTTGTTCGTCACCCTTTTCTTTCGCTGCCTCATTTGCCTGTTTATCGGCTTCATCTTCAACAGTCTGAGGGAACAATGCAGGAACAATAGCGCCGGCACCAAACAAGGCAGTGCCAGCAGCGGCAGCCATTAACATTGGATTGGCAGCAACAAATTTAAGTAACTGCGGAAGCACTTTAGTGAGGAGTGTAGCAGCACCCCTGACTAACATTGCAGTTATTCTTATGACAAATCTACCAAGACCATTACCAAATAATAGATATGCCGCAAGTAGTTTAGGCCAATGATCTTTTAGGAACGTACCAATAGCATTAATTTTACCCTGATTTTCTGGATCAGCAAACCAGTCAATAAATTTCATCAAAAATCTTCCGAAGATAATCTTCATAAAGATTTCAAAAATCTTTCCAAGAAGATTTTGAACTGGTTCAATTACTTTCTTTGCACCCTCAAGAACCTTGCCAAACATCCCTGCTTCGGCTCTTGCTTCTTTATCACCTCTTTCTTTGTCCTCTAGATTCTTCCTATCTCTTGCTTTCTGCTTCTTAAGTAAACTGTTTCTCTCTTGGAGGATCTTTACAATATTAGAGAGAGACTTGATTATACTATCAATAGGACCAAGTTGCTCTTCTTCCTTTGCAGGTGCTAATAATTTTTGAGGATTCTCTTGAACTTCACCCAAACCTTTGAGTGGTCCTGATTTTCTAATATCACCAACAGATATTTTCTTCTTCTTTACTTTAAATCTACCTTCTTTACTCTTTACTCTCTTAAATTCATTCGTAATTACTTCTGCTTCTTCTGTAGGAATCTCACTACCAGACATTCTGGCAGCCATCATCCTCTCCTTCAGAAGAGTCTTATATGTTGCATAGTCAATATCAAAGACATCCTCAATACCCAGGAGTCTTAATACTCTTTCATCAATCTCTTCGTCTACAAGTTGGTCATCTTTATCCGACACCCCATCCATCGCGACGAGAGCAGACTCTTTCTTTGCTTCGTCGCGTATGGATTTTAGGAGATCGTCAAGATTACTGGATGCCATTCGCTTGCTGATACTTTAACTTTTCGTCTTCCAAGTGTTGCTGCAACAACGCAACATAAACGTCACGTTCCCATGGTAACATATTCTCAATCTCTGTTAGTGAATATTTATGGTACTGCATCAAGGCAAAATTGAGTCTGAAGTAAGACTCAAGATCCATATGGATCGTGCCTAGCCGAAAAAACTTGCAAGACCCTCAAGAACTACTTCACTCTTCACCTTAGTCTTTGGATTATAGACCTCAACTGTGTGACTCAACTTAGGCATGGTTGAGAAGAACTCTTCAATACCTTTGAACTGTGAGGAATTCATTGATTCAATGAACTCACGGAGTTCTTTCTTAGTACAGTCAGAAGTAGCCCATACTTCATCAGCAGTAAAGATTTGATCAATACAAGATGCAATCAAGTCAAATGATTGATCCATACCACTAGTACCAGCGATATCAAAATTGTTTTTGATAAACTCATCAAGAGAAGGATATCTCATCTGCAAAGCAATCTCATCATCAAGTTTGATTTGTGGATTATGTCCTTCAGTCTTCGTCACTTGAATATCATCTAAGTTGATAGTCACAGGGACAGTCGTCTCATTATCATCAGGACAGATAAGATTCACTTCAATTTCTTCTCCAACAGACTTACCGCGAATGTTTAAGAAGAGATACTCAATATCAAACGTAGGTAAGTTCTCTACTTTGATTCCTCTCGTCTTAATGCAGTTCTTGATAACAGTTTTGATTGCTGTGGTGATCTGCTTTGTATCTTCACTCTCCATTGCAATCACAAGAACCTTCTCTTCTTTTACAAGGAAGGGTCTGTATTCAATTGTTTGTCCAGTTGAAGGCAACTCAAGTTCATAAGTTGGTGTAGCAATCTTTGGTAAAGGCATAATATCCTATAGTTTTATTTCAGTGTGATTATTTATCCTGCTTCTCCGCGAGCGAAGGCTTGAAGTTGTTGTCTCAGTGCAGGTGTAACTGTATCTCCAACTCTACCATTTCTGGTAATTGAATCTATAGAGGAATGGACCATTGGTTCTCCAGTTGCAGAGTCTCTTTCAACAAAGTCAGTACCTGGACCATCAGTACCGCCAAAGTTATCGAATCCTTGTTTTGGTTTGGGTGTGTTTTGTTGTGCTTGCTGTTCTGGAGTCTGTGGTCCAGGTTTTGCTTGAAGTTCACCATCAATGCTTTGATTAGTCACTTCTGTTTCTGACTTAGAACCAGCAACATCCGTAATGTAATACCTAGTATAAGAAAGAGAAACTGTTGTCTTCAATAACTCTGATGCCTCATAAGAGACTGGCATTGAATTGACAGCAACTGGGAATACTGACAAGAAATTATAAGTCAGATATGAACTGTAGTCTCTCTCATATTTAATTACACTCAATCCACCATAGTAATCTTTAGGATATCTCATTCGATATGCATAATTTGGAGCAGCAATATCTGCTGATTTTTCAGAGGAAATATATTTCATCCAACCCTCAAAGAATCTAATAGGAAGATATCTATTGGGGGTTCCAGACTCAGGTTCAACATTGCTAGGTGAAATCATTACATAGAAAGTAAGATCAATCTTACCATCAAATGCTCTTCTATATGCGTGCTTCTCTGTAACTCCAGTATAATCATATAACTGCTCATGAGTCATAAGAGAAGACCCAGGAAGTGTTGCATTGCAACAGGATAAGTGAAGAAGGTCTTGACTATATCCCGTCAATCCATTCTCTTGCTTATACTTACTCCAAGTGTATCCTCCAGGATCACTATTCGTTGGTGCGCTTGGCTCATTAATGAATACATCATAATGAGAAGTCAGAGCAGGCCTTAATAGATTCGACTTAATGACCGACAACCCTTTTGGTCTTGGTCTTGGTGAGTTTGTTGCTGCCATCTATAAATAGATTTACCTTGTATATTATGTAGCAGAGATAATGGGAGAAACTTATAAAAGTAAGTACAAACCGTCTTTCCCAAAAAAGTATAAAGGTAATCCCAACAATATCATATGTCGTAGTAGTTGGGAAAGACGTTTCTGCAGATGGTGTGATTTGAATGATAGTATTTTAGAGTGGGGATCAGAAGAGTTTTACATCCCATACCTATCTCCGATTGACAATAGAGTTCATAAGTATTTCCCAGACTTCATCGTCAAGTTAAGAGAGAACTCTGGTCGAATCAAAACTTATGTGATCGAAGTCAAACCAAAGAAGCAGACACGTCCGCCAAAACCTGGTAAGAAAAAGACCAAATCATATATCTACGAAGCAACTGAATATGCAAAGAACCAAGCGAAGTGGAAAGCAGCAGTTGAATTCTGTAAAGACCATATGATTGAGTTTAAGATTATAACAGAAGACGAACTAGGTATCAAGTAATGGATAGGGGATTCGAGATCAAAGACATGTTAGTCGGTAATGAAACTCCCGACGAAATAATGGATTTGATTAGGGATACCTTCGAGAGTGTATTAGCACCCGAAGTCGGTGGATACTACACCTTTATCTACAGTCCTACGACACCCAACCTACAGTATGATCAATACCCTTTAGTAGCAGTTACAGAACTCTTCTCTTGGGGATTCAGAGGTATCAACTATCACTGGGGAGAATACAGGAACTATGGATGGGGTGAAGTTGGTGCGAATTCTTTTCACCAGATCTCTAGTATGGAGATAAAATCTGTAAGATCTTTACCTTATGCAAAATACCTACTAAATAACTAAAAATCCGTATACCTATAATGGGATTATTTGGAGCAGGAGATCCGCCTTGCCCCGCTGGGAGCATTTGTAGCGGACAATCTAAAACACCAGTCGGTAGAACTTACCGAACAGTAAAGAAACCAAAGCCAGGGGGTGGCACAGAGACGGTGACCCAGGCAGTGAATACTGGGACGGATATCTATCACGCTTCTGCATCGAAGGTGAATACGGATGGGACTGTAACAACTGATGTCTATATCATCAAAAACGGACAGTGGAAGAAGGCCGCTACCACAACAGATGGTGGAAAATCATACACTTATGATGATGACGTAGCGGGTGCTGGATTAAAGAAGGAACTTAATAATCCTGATGGAGCAATCCATAAGAATGTTGATGCTAATATAAACAAAGCTGCTGACAGTGCAGGTGTTACCAAAGATATAAAAGATAATATGGTAGACGGCAATGGAAACACTGCCAATGATGCTGATGAGCCTGCTAAAGATGGAGAGGGAGATGCTGATACTCCAACAGCACCTAAAAAACCAGGTTCAGATGTTCAACAAAGAACAGAATACGAACAGGTCTTGAGATATCCGATTGATATTAATACAGAAACGCAAGACTTCTTGAAAATTATGATGGTTGAATATGAACCAAGAGGTCTAACTCCTGGTGGTGGAGGATTGGGTATTGCTCCTAGAGGAAATTTAGAACTTACTTTGAGTGATGATACAGCAGGTGGAAGAGAGATTCTTTCTAATATCTACCTCCCAATCCCAAATGGAATAGCAGATAGTAATGGTGTTGATTGGGGAACTGATGAAATCAATGCTGCCGAAGCTATAGGAACAGATCTACTCGGAAAATTAATTCAAGGTGGAGATGTTGCTGGTTCTGCAACCGCTGCTAAAGAAGGAGTACAAGGTAATGCTGAGGGCGTTAAAGATGCAGCGGCTGCAGCAATAACACAGAGTATCACTGGAGTCAATAAACTCGCTAGAGAAAGTGGCGTAGTATTGAACAATAACTTAGAACTTCTTTTCAAAGGTCCGTCGCTGAGAGACTTTAGTTTTAATTTCAATTTGTCTGCTAGGAGCACAGAAGAAGGTAATTCTATTATGAAAATTATTAGAACCTTGAAGCAAGGTATGAGTGCTAAAAAATCTGATGGATTCTTGTTTATTAAATCTCCCCATACATTCTTCCTTGGATATTATAAGGGTGATAATATTCATCCATACTTAAATAGATTTAAAGAGTGTGCCTTGACAAACTTGTCGATAAATTATGCGCCAGCACAATATTCAACTTACGTTGATGGTGTGATAACAAACTATCAAGTTACAATGTCATTCAAAGAACTTGAACCTGTCTTTGATGATGATTATGGTAATGATTACGAAAACATAGGATTCTAAAATGGGTTATTTTAAGTACGTTCCAGATTTCAATTACGTTGATATAACTGCCGATGCAAAGATTGGTAGTTATACCAAAATGAAAAACCTCTTTAGGAGAATCAAGTTGAGTGATGAGGTCTTTCAAAATGCTACTCTCTTTGAGAAGTATCAGATCCGTGGTGACGATCGCCCCGACAATGTAGCATATAGTTACTACAATAATTCAGAACTTGATTGGTTGGTATTGGTATCAAACAATATCGTTAATGTTCAAACAGAGTGGCCTATGCCACAACTAGTGTTTGATTCCTTCCTACTTAATAAGTATGGATCTTATGATGAGTTAAATGCAGTTCATCATTATGAAACCATTGAGGTGAAGAACGCTAGAGGAATGACAATTGTAGAACAGGGTCTGCAGGTTAAACAAGGTATGACCTATACATATTATGAAGAGGATCAAAATTCATTCGTAACTACAAATGATGCTACCCTTCCTGTGACAAACTATCAGTATGAAACCAAACTTGAAGAAGGTAAGAGAAATATTTCATTGGTTAGAAAGCAATATCTTCCAGTCATCAAAGATGAAATTGAGAAGTTAATGGAATACAAAAAAGGTTCCTCTGACTATATCAGCGGAACCTTGAAATCATCTAGCAATATTAGACTGACTACTTAATCACTCTTCTGCCAGTTTCTGGAAGTAAGAGAGAGCATCATCTTCATCCTCATCAGTCTTGGTAGGACTCAGATTGTTGAGTTCTTCCTTCAGATTGGGAGGGACGGGTTTGATGTCACGGGAGTTGAAATCAGGGGTGTAAGAACCGCGATCACTGTCCTCGTTGGCAGTCTCTTCGTCGTAGCGAGCAGGTGCTTGCTTCTGACCCAGAACCATCTTCAGACGCTTCTCAAGATCCTCATAGGACTTGAACTGATCGGCAGCAACCAGTGCCTGC